AGGTTAACAAAGTAACGCTCCAAGTCATCGCGGATGCGTGGGGAGTTTCCAAAGTTGCCGTCCATAAATGGGTCAAGATGGGCTGTCCTACAACGTCGGTTGAGGACGCTACAAAATGGCGCGACGAATACTTGCAGGCGTCGGGAAAAGCCGCACCGGCTACGCTTAACGAAGCTCGACTTGAAAAGACCCTGCTCGAATCCGAACGCATTCGCGTCCGGCTTCAGCAAGACCGAGGAGAGTTGGTCGAGATCGCCGTTGTGCGCGAAGCCGGCATCCGCATCGGCGCTATCTTCAGCGCCAAGCTCGCGGCATTGGTCAACGATGCGTCGGGTGCATTGGCTGGCTTAGACGAAGCGAGCTTGCGAAAGAAGCTACATGAGCGCACGCAAGCGATCTTGGCCGAGATCCGAAATGAGCTTGAGAAGGTATAACCAATGAACTTAAAAGCAAATTGAACTCGAAAGGGTATAAACTATGACATACGAAACACGAACGACAAAGATGATAGTCGGAGTAAAGGGAGAACAGATATTTGACGACAGCGTCACCGAGATCGAGATCGTCGACGAGGCCGCTGGGGAGTTTCTGGAGGTCAGCCAAGATGGAGGCAAGCTACGCTTCGACAAAGAAGAATGGCCGCACGTCCGCGATGCTATCGAGAGGATGTTTAAGTTGTGCCGAAATTACGACTAGTTCAAACTACACTTGAGCTATGACAAAAAAAGAACTCTGGAAAATTTACTCAAAGCGCAATCCTTCATTCGATAGTGAAAAAGGAAACGTGACGTTGTCCGCTGCCGGACTTCGCAAGATGTTTGAAACGACATGGGAAATTGCAATGTATGACGGAGAAGAGGAGCCGACTTCTAAACAACCCGCGGCTGGGAATCTCGACGCGCTGAAACAGATATTCGGAATGCGATGAACCCACTAGCACAAGGCATCCGCGACGGAATCAAGCTCGCATTCGACGGCACGATACTCGACTGGGCATCCGACCACGTCAGCTTTCCAAACTCCGATCGTGCTTCGCGCTTTGATCCTTCGGTGGCGCCGTGGCTCAACGCGCCTTTGCTCGCCGCAAGTGATGACGAAACTACACAAGTGTTTCTCCGCGCACCGACAGGGGGCGGGAAGACTACAATGATGGAAACACTCGCGTGTTTCATTGTTGCACAGAAGCCTGGCCCTACGCTTTTCGTAGGACAGACTGACGACATGGTGAAGGACTGGACAGAGTCGCGCTTGCTTCCCATCTTCAACGAATGCCAGCCTGTCAAAGACTTGTTCCCCGAAGACCGGCACGCGCTACGCAAGACCACGATCCTCTTTCCGCATATGGTATTGTTCGCAGGCGGCGCGAACATGACCAACTTGCAAGAGAAGTCGATGCGATATTGCATCGGTGACGAGGTATGGAGGTGGAAAAGCGGCATGATAAAGGAACTCAAGGCCCGACATCACGACCGCTGGAACCGCAAGACGCTTCTCGTCTCGCAAGGATGGGACGCAGGACACGAAGCGGACGCCGAATGGGACAGCGGAACGCGGGAAGTCTGGGGTTGGACTTGTTCCCAATGCGGGAACTGGCAGCGTTACTTGTTCGATCAGATAGAATACACGTCCGAACGTGACGAAAAGGGCGGCATATTGTGGGATAAGGTGCAGGACTCCGTTCGGATGAAATGCGAACATTGCGAAACTCGATACAAAGACGACGCAAGCACTCGACGAAACCTTGCAAATTCTGCAACGTATCGCTCACTCAACCCGCATCCGGTGCGCGGTCACAGAAGCTTCGAGTATCCAGCTTACGCTGTCTGGTGGATACCGTGGTTCAGCATAGTCAAGGAATGGATCGAAGCCAACGAAGCCAAGTCATCCGGCAACCTGGAGCCGCTCAAGCAATTTATTCAGAAACGCAAAGCGCAGACATGGCAGGACGAAGTCACTAGCGATCTTCCGGAGATAACGACAGGCGACTACGCGAAGGCGGAATATCTCGAAGGCCAAAAGATCGACGGCGAGCACCGGCGCTTTATGTGCGTGGACAAGCAACGCGATCACTTTTGGGCCGTCGTCCGCGCGTTCCGAGTGGACGGCTCGTCCATGCTCTTGCACGAGTCGCGCCCGCTGACTTGGGAGACGCTCGACGCCATTCAACAGCAATTCGACATCATGCCGAGATGTGTTGTTGTTGATGCTGGTTACGACACTCCGCTCGTTTACGAACAATGCGCTAGGCGTGGGTGGACAGCTTCGCACGGGTCGGGGCAGGACGGGTTTTATCATATCGACAACGGTCGCAGAACTCGGCGCTTCGTTTCCAAGATCGAAGGAGCGCAGGCCGGAAGCGACGGGTTGAAATGCGCGTACTTCTTCTTCTCCAACGAAGGCATCAAAGATAAATTGGCGTCACTTCGCCAGGCTGACGCCACGCCGAAATGGGAAGTTGCGCGGGACGTGTCGGAAGACTATCGAAAACAAATGTTGAGCGAGATGAAGAAGGACGTGACTAACTCGAAAACGAAACAGGTGGAGCAGCGATGGGTTCGCATCGGCGGACGCCCGAACCATCTTTGGGACTGCGAGTGCATCGCGCTTGCGTCCGCTATGCTTGCGGGCGTTTTGCCGATAGGCGCGGAGAGCTAGTATTTAAGCGGCTCGGCAACGGGCAAAAAATAATTTTATTATTTTCTTTTCAAAAATAAAAAAAGCGTAGATATTCAAAACATCGAAGGGCAAGAAGCCCGACGAAGAAAACCTAAAAAGAAAAAACAAAATGAAAAACGAAACTCAAAACCTCCCACAAACACTAAACGAAATCCGCGAAATCGCCGCATCATCCTTCAGCGATTCTGCTGTTAGCAGTGTAAATGTCAGTGCATCATTTGGAGACGTTGTTGTTTTCCGAGACAACACAATCAAGCTTTTGAAAGATTGCCCAGAACTTCACTAGCCTAACACCAACCGGCGCGGGTTCAATCCCCGCGCCTTTTCTTTTTTTTGACATCGCCAACATTTAAATGGCGATGAACAAATCATTTTTTGGCCTGCCGCTTGCAACTCTGCAAGAATTGCAGGGCGATTTCACGGCTTGCTTGAAGGCAATCGCCGTTGCCGGCGCGTCGTATAGCATCGCAGGGCGCTCGTTCACTCGCGCTAATCTTGCCGAGGTGGCACAGACCATCAAGGAATTGCAAGCCGCTATTGACAATGCCAGCGGATCGCGTATAAGGAAGTTCACGCCGACGTTTCCAACACAGCGCCCATAAATGCAAGACCTAATTACAAAAGCACTCTCGTTCGTTGCACCAAGGGCCGCATTGGATCGCATGGTCAACCAAGCAAAGCTCCGCAATTTCGGACGCTTCGATAGCGCATTGACGAGCGAAAAGCGCGGGATCTCGCGCGGGGTGTCCGGCGGTGAAGACACGGCAGGAACACGCGAAAGACTTTCGCTCATCCGAGCCGCTCGCGATCTCGCCGACAACTTTCCTCCCGTCCGCTCTCTCCTTCTCAAATTTGCAACCTACGTATCCGGGCGCATCGCATACCAAGCCCGCACCGGCAATCACGAGGTTGATACGCAGATCGAAAAATACTGGCAGAAATGGATGAACGAATGCGACTTTCTAGGCCGCCACAATTTTACAACACTTTTGCAACTAGCCGTAACGGCTATTCTGCGCGATGGCGACTGCGGATTTATTATCGTCCGCGACGGCGAAGACCTAAAGCTGCAAAGCGTCGAAGCCGACCGCATCGGTAGCCCTTACGATAGAACAGATACCGACAAATATATTGGCGGCATAAACGTAGACGATTATGGAAGACCCGTTTCATACACTATTTTCACGCGCACTATCAACAACCAGTATATTTATCCTGTTGATATTGTTGCAAAAGAGTTTATCCACCTATTCGACGCAGCAAGACTTGACGAATATCGTGGGCGGTCTGCTTTCGCTACTGCGCTAAACGCAACTCGCGACTTGCAAGAAGCGATCAAGGCCGAAGTGCAGGCGATCAAATACGCGAGCTATCAAAGCGGCGTCATCACCACCGAGAGCGGGGCCGCTGACGCTGGCGACTACTTCGCACGTGGAAACTCAAACGATCAAGGCCAAGTCGCACGCCTTCAGTCTCTCGACCCTGGCACGGTCAACTATCTGACAGCTGGCGAGAAGATGGAGATGTTCAAGAGTGACCGTCCGACGGGCGCGTTCGGAGAATTTATCCGCTTAATACAAGCCCATATCTGCATGGCAGTTGGCCTGCCCTACGGCTTCGCATTCGACGCAGACAAGAGCGGGCCTATGGCACGCATGGAAGCGGCAATGGCAGAGCGCACGTTCTTGCGCTGGCGCGGACTTCTCGAAGGAAAATTTCTCGACAGGATAAAAAATATTATCTTGCTCGACGCCGCCGCACGCGGACTCATTCCAGATTCCGAGTTTTTACTCGACGGTCGCTGGTGTTGGCCTGCCAAAGTTTCGATTGACTACGGTCGCGAAGCGAATGCCGACATCAACCTTTGGAAAGCTGGCTTGAAGACAGCCGGACAAATCTACTCCGATATGGGCGAAGATTACGAGGAAGCGCTTCGCGCTCGTGCGAAGGAAAGTGCGATGATCGTATCGCTTGCAAACGAGATGGACATTCCTGCGGAATACATTTCGGATTCTATTATTCCCATTCAAGCCGCCGCGCTCGCGCCTGTAGCCGCGCCTGTCGTAAAAGAAGAGCCACAGCCAGAGCCAATACAGACAGAGCAAGCCAAGCAAGTTGATCTCGCTGACGAGAACAAGCCAAGCAAAGGCATGGTAGAAGAGGCCTTGAAGGGCTTGAAGTGGCGCGAAGAATACAACCGAGGCGGAACAGCCGTAGGAGTTGCCCGCGCTCGTGACATTAGCAACGGCAAGAACTTGTCCGACGATACCGTTAAGCGAATGCACTCGTTCTTTTCACGGCACGAAGTTGATAAAAAGGGACAGGGTTTTCAACAAGGTGAAGACGGCTTCCCATCCGCGGGCCGCATCGCATGGGCATTGTGGGGTGGAGACGCAGGACAAGTTTGGGCCGCAGCGAAAACTAAATCAATGGCCGCAAAGGAAGCCGCATCCAAGCAAAAGGAAATGAAATTTTCGCGGGATCAACACGGCAGATTTAACGGCGTTAATTTGATTTCCGAAATGGTTATGCCGACCCCGTCCATCGGCGAGTCGCAACCTGACTTTGTTTCCCGCTGTATGGGAGATGACTTAATGATTTCAGAATACCCAGAAACCGCACAACGCGCAGCCGTCTGCCAAGCACAAGCCAAATGATAACACAAGGAATCGCACTCTCAGCCAAGCAAGCCTTTTTGATAGGACTGCACCAACCGAACGATCAATACAAAATCGCGCTATACCGAACGGATGCGAAGATCGGGCCGGAGCTTCAGAAATACACGCCGAACGGCGAGATCAGCGGCAACGGGTATGAAGCCGGTGGCATAAAGCTATCGGGATTCAAGACAGGCGTTGCAGGGAAATCGGCTTGGGTATCGTTCGATGATATTAAACTGAGCCGCGCATCATTCCAGGCTGCCGGAGCTGTTGTTTACAATGCGTCAAAAGATAATGCCGTTATGTGCGTGCTTGCATTTGGAGGAGAGCGTGGCGTTTTTGACGGCACATTTGAACTCAAGTTTCCGAAACCAACCGAAACAAACGCGTTGATATTGCTCGCATGATCGCGTCAAACATCCTGCAAAATGGCGTCGGCACTTTTTGCACGTTTACGCCACGCGAAAACCAACCGCCTGCTACAGCATTCGCCACGCTCGACACGCGAAACTCCATCGCCGTTTTAGATTTCGACGACACCACAATAGAGAACTCTGTTTTTTTAGATGTCATTCCTCAGTTCGCGATACTTTCAAGCGGCCTTAAGATACGCTTGATCTGGGCCGCGACAACTGCCACGACAGGGAACTGCGTTTGGCAAGTTGCATTGGAGCGAATGACTACCGACATGGACGCCGACTCGTTCGATACGGCAGCAAGTGCAACGGCATCAACAAGCGGGACAAGCGGCATTCCGAATTATACCGAGATCACGCTTACGACAATCGATTCCGTTACCGCTGGCGATGGCTTCCGATTGAAAGTCACGCGCAATGCAACAAGTGCATCAGACACCATGACAGGCGATGCCGAGTTGATCGCCGTCGAAGCAAGGAGCGCGGCATAATGGCTTACGATTTTAACGGGACGAATCAGTCGGCAACCTCCACATCTGCGCCTGTTACTGTCGAGCCGTTAACTATTGCAGCATGGTTTAAATCGGATGTTGCTAACGCAAGAACTGCTATTGTTTCGCTTTGCGATACAACGGGGGTGGGGGCGACATCGCAACCTTTTTGGGCGTTAGTCGAGGACGGAACAAAAGCAGGCGACCCAATATGTGCCACAGCTTATAGCACAAGCGCTTCATTCAGCGAAGCAACATCAACCTCTGGATTTACGGTGGGAACATGGCATCATGGGTGTGCAGTTTTCGCATCATTAAGCAGCAGAACAATTTATTTGGATGGGGGATCTTCAGCTACAGATTCCACCTTGTTATCGGCCCGCCTACAAACTATAGACAAAACTGCAATCGGCTGTCTTGGAAGGTCAACGAATGCCGCTTTTTACAACGGACAAATAGCCGAAGTCGGCATCTGGAACGCTGTCCTAACCGCCGCCGAAGTTGCCAGCCTCGCCAAGGGCATGACCCCTGACAAAATCCGCCCGCAGTCTCTCGTCTTTTACGCTCCCCTCGTCCGCGACCTCAATGACCAAAAAGGCGGACTCACCGTCACCAACAACAACGCCGCCACCGTCGCCAACCACACAAGAGTCTATGCCTAATTACTACAATCGAACAAATCCTTCCGATCTTCGTGATTTGGCACAATCCTTGATCGACACTTGGGAAGAGACAAACAACCCAAAACTTCAAGAGTGGATTGCAGCACCACCGAAGCCAGCGCCAAATGCGATTTGGGATAATGGTCAATGGGTAATTCCGCCACCACCTTCGTGGACAGCAGAAGAATGGTTGAACAAGGAAGGATACAATTCAACCGGGCTTGTGACGCTTCTTGATTTGAGCGGACAACTCATTTCGGCAGGCAAATCCTCTCCAAAACTGACGGCAGTTAAGGGTTGGACGGACGGGATGATTGCAGCCTATGCGGCAGATCAAGCGCCTCGAAGCGATTGGACAAATGCTCCATTTGGATTCACAGAAACAACACAAGAAGCAATCGCAATATTGAACTCTTAAAATATGGCAAACGAATTAAACACGGCGCAACCGGCAACAGGTCTAACGGTAACGGCTCAACTCTTTAAATCTGGAATCACGGTAGGTTCGTCGATAACTTGCGCGGAGATTGGAACAACTCGTTTCTATACGGGCAATATGCCAGCGATCACAGCGGGGACATATCAAGTCGCTTTTTATAATTCCACAACTCCTATTGCCAGCGGTTCGATTGCATGGAACGGATCGGCTGAGATTCTTGTGAATGATCTTTCAACCGCCACAACGGCAGGGACGGCAATAGCCGTAAGATCAGAGCTTGGCGTGGAACTCGCACGCATTGATGTTGCAACTTCTAGTAGGCTTGCCAGCGCGTCATACACAACGCCACCAACTGCGGCAACAAATGCAAGTGCAGTCTGGGACGAATTGATGTCCAGCCACACGACAGACGGAACCTACGGAGGACGCATCGTGCGAGCGATCAACAGCAACAACGAACTCCAACTTACAGGTTCGCACCACGCAGCCGCAGTCGTGCACGATTTTCAAGCCGCCGTCATCCAGTCTGTCGCCTTCGCGACAAGCGCAGTCACGCTTTTCACAGGAGCGATGCGCACGGAACTTACGCCAGAACTGACTGAGATCGGCGAGATACACGGGATACACGGTCTCGATATTGCAAACGCTCTAACCGTCACGCCAACTCAGCGATCATCCGGCGCAATTACGCAAGCGATCACCGGAGACGGCACTACGAATACGGTTGTCACTCGGATTTAAGGAATGATCGCATCCTTGCTCATTGCAACGCAAGGCTTGCTGGCAAGCCCGACGCCGCTATCAATCGGCGTGCAGGGGCTATTGGTGGCGCAGATCGCGCCTCCAATCTCGCCAACCGATCTACCTGGAGGCGGTGGAGGGGAGAGATTACGCAAGGACACCATTGTTAATGTTCGTGGGAACAAAACCCGAATCACTTGCCATGCTCCAAGTGTAGAAGTTTCCTCGTCATTTAAAATCGAAGGATTCCGAACAGGAATAAATCTCAGCGGAGTCGGTATTGAGTGCTTTGCGATGGTGGAAGCAACAGGAACGCGCACGCATTTGTGCTCATCGAGGGTGAGACAACGGATATCAACATCGTTCGAGATCGTGGGATGCGCTCCAGATGACGAGGCGCAGATCATGGCCGTTGTTCAGTCCGCGCTTGAGCAACAGATTCTCGACGACATAGTGCATAGGTATTCCGACTAATTGACATCCGCGCCTTCGCATGGATGTCATCGAAGGCGTTTCAATTATTTCAATCGGCGAAGCAAAAGGCCACGGGCTTTATGTGGACGAGCAAACTTTGATGGAAGTCAAAGAGTGCGCGGAGTCATACAAGGGCGGCGTAAAAGTCAACCTCGACCACGGCGCAGGAATTAAAGACATCGTCGGCTTTGTAAACAATTTCCGCATCGTCGGATCGCAACTCTTGGGCGATCTCAACCTTCTTCAAACATCGCCAATGCGCGACTACGTCTTGGAGATTTCCAGCAAACTCCCTGACACGTTCGGCATCAGCATCGCGTTTAGCGGCCCGATCCGCGAAGTGGATGGAATGGACTTCGCAAGTTGCACCGAACTCTACAGCGCCGATCTCGTGCAAACACCAGCCGCAAATGCGACCGGTCTTTTCAGTTTCACGGCCAAGCAAGTTGACAAATTTTTCAAACAAATGGAAGACGCAACAATAGAAATCGAACCAAAGGAGGACGAGGTCAGCATCGCCGACATCGTTTCTCGTCTCGCTGCTCTTGAAACCGCCTTCGGCGACTACAAGAACAAAATGGAAATGCCAGCCGAAGAGCCAGCCGCAGAGCCTATGAAGGAAGAGATGGCCGCTGAACTCAGCGCAATTTCCAAGCTCGAAGCAAAGCTCGACACGATCATCAGCAACTTCGGAGCCGCCCCAGTAAAGGCATCCGTTGTTGCAGAAGAGAAAGCCGAAGAGAAATTCGACTTGAAAGCGATCATCACCCAGAAAACCGAGGAACTCGGCAGCCGCACCGAAGCGATCCGTTTCGCAATGCGCAACCACCGCGAAGCCTACATTGAAGCCCGCGACAACAACCAACTCAACTTTTAATCCCACCTAATTTATGGCAACACAAAACGACCTAGGAATCCGGAGTTTTAACTTCGCTTCCGCTATCAGCGCCAACACTCTCGTGAGCGTGTCAGGCGACAACGCGGCGCAAGCCGCATCAACCGGAGCCGCAGCAATCGGAGTTGTCCAAGACGACACCGCCGCCGCTGATCAAGGCGCCGTCAAAATGTTTTTCCCATCGCAGTTCGGCATCGTAGCCGCCGCCGGTATCGTTACCGCAGGCAGCTCCGTCTTCGCTGTGACGAACGGAACCATCGTCGGAACGCTCGCAGCCAGCGCCGCGACTCTCGGCATCGCGATCAACAGCGGCGTAGCCGGTGATATCGTGGAATACGTTCCTAAATTCAACCAATAATTTAACACTACTATGGCACTCTCATACACAACCATTC